GAAGTCTATGCGATGGGGTATGCTTTTGAAAGAGATTCTCAAGCGCACCGAAAAGTTAGCAAAGGGCGAGATGCCTCAGGGGACACCATGCGGTTTTGACCTGATAGACCACAAGGGTGGACTTGAACGTGGTGAGTTGATGATAATTGCTGGGCGCAATAGCAACGGCAAAACTTCATTCGCTCTATGTTGTGCAGTGGGTGTGGCTCAACGTGGTACGGCTGTCGGCATCTTCTCGCTTGAAATGACCAACGCACAGCTTGGCACAAGAATCTTGAGCCTCACTACTGGAGTGGATGGCGAGAAACTGAAACGTGCCGACATGGATGCAACCGAGTGGGCAGCAGCCGTGAATGCCGATGACACTTTGCCCATCTACTTCGATGAGGTGAGGTCGGCAGACATTGACACGGTAATAGCGAATATCAAAGCAATGGTAGCACAGCACAACGTTCAGGTGGTTGTGATTGATTACTTGCAACTATTGCGCTCAAGAGAAAGAGAAAGACACCAGCAGATGGCATCAATCGCACATAGGCTTGAAACCTTGAGCAAACAACTTGAAATCTGCATCGTGCTATTATCCCAGTTGAGGCGCAACGTGGATAAAGACCCAACACCTAGGCTTGAAGAGCTGAAAGAGAGTGGTGACATTGCAGATGCAGCAGATTCGGTTTACTTGGTGTATAGACCTGAAAGGCACGGCAAGGAGTTCAGCTACCCTGATATGAGCCAAAACTGGAGCAACATCACCACCGAGGGAACGGCTCTGCTTATGTGCTGTAAAAATAGGCAAGGCTCTCTAAATGGTGAGCAGATGCTTGGTTTTGATGCACACACAACGAGATTCTACCAACAAGAAAACTATAAACCAGCACCATCAACCCCAAGACTTGAGGATGATGTGCCTTTTTAAACGATACAAAAAATGAGACCGATTAAACGGATTACACCGACAATGATTGACACAAGAGACCAGTTTCTGCGACTGGTATGCGATGAGCTGAAGATTTCGCCACTGGATGTGATGAGCAAACGAAGAGATAGCAGAACGAGCATGGCGAGGCATTTAATCATGTGGGGTCTGCACCAGTACACCGAGGCAACGACAACGCAGATTGGACACCTTATGGGTCGAGACCACGCTACCGTGTGCTATGGCATAGGAGCAGTCGAAACGAACGTGACCATGCCCTATCACAAAGAGGCAAGAAAAGTACTAACACTAATAAGGCAGAAAGGAGAGGATTTGCAATGCGAGAGAAACGAAAAGAGAGTTGGCTGATGTTGGCACTTGTTGCGCCCATCGTGATAATAGGCATCGTGGTGTTATACTTCGGGGCGAAAGATGTGGAGAGCCAACGAGAGCAACAACCCACCGAGTACAACATTGACAGCCTCAGGATGATAGAGCGCAACCTTCGCACACTTGAGGATAGTGTTCACTTCTATGAGGATGGACTATAACCAACTAATTACAAGGTGGTTACTTAATTTAATAATAACCAAAGTAATTGATAAAAACGTTTAGAGTGACCACCTTTTTAACATTGCGAAAATAAAAACGATGTAATAATCAAGTAGTTAAATCCAACTTGGATTTACTATGCAAATAAGATTGATATGACAAGAGAAGAAGAGATAATGAAAGAGGCAAGAGTGTATGCTAACGGCATTGCTCAACATTTGCCAAACAAAAAATATTGCGAAGAAGATTTTATCACTGGCGCACAATGGGCAGATGAACACCCCCACTGGATAAGTGTTGAGGATGAGTTGCCCATAGACTATGAACCAGTTTTGGCAGTTGTTGGTGGCAATCATTTCGCTTTTGTGGGCATTTGCTTAAACAAGAAAACATGGTACTGCGAAATTCAAAACAAGGCAACTGAAATTATAGGCATAACCCACTGGATGCCACTACCTCAACCACCGAAGAAAGGAGAATAATATGAAACCAGAAGATAAAGAATTACTATTTAAAGACCTCTGTGCGAGGTTACCGCATGGAGTGAAAGTACAATATAATGGGTCATCTATTAGGCTGATTCAAGCTATTGGTATAGAGGGAAATGAACCATACTTTAAGTCAAAAGAAGTTGCTGGATGGCTTGATGTTGGGAGTTGCAAACTCTATCTCCGTCCAATGTCAAGTATGACTGAGGAAGAGAAAGTGAAACTTTCACTTTCACAAATCTATGCTTTTACTCATTATAATGAAATTGCTAAAATGGATTGGCTCAATGCTCATCATTTTGACTATCGAGGACTGATTGACAAAGGTCTTGCGATTGAAGTAACTGAGGAAAATAACCCTTATAAAGATTGAGATATGAAAGTAGAACTTGACTTGGAGGTTACCTATACAGTGGGAGGGACTTTCGAGATTCCAGATGAACTTGCCGAGCAACTTGACTTTGGCGAGGTAGATTGCCGATTACCCTTATTCGAATGGCTGGCTGACCATATCAGGGAAGCGGATGCTATGGACTGGAAATATGATATTACTGATTTTAACGAGATTGAAGAGTAAAGATATGAAAGCATTTACAAACATTGAACAAAGCAAGAAGTTGGCAGAGATACTACCGATTGAGAGTGCTGATATGTGCTTCAACGATAATGAACCTTGTTGGTCACTTGCCGCACTGCTTGAAGCATTACCAACAATAGATGATGGTAATAGAAACCCAGTTATTTGCAAAGACATAAGATTGAACAAGTGGCATATTGTTTATCATGGCACAGCAGTTGAACCAACAATTGATTCAGGAGTATATGATAACCTCATTGATGCTTGCGTTGAAATGATATTAAAGTTACACGAAGAAAAATTATTGTGATTATGCAACAATGTTATACCAGTATAAGTGACACAGGTTTACATTGCGCTTGGTGTGTTACACGGAATGATGATGATAACAATCTACAAGCATTTTGTGAAAAACATAACAAGCCGTGCAAAGAACTTGGCTATCACTGTTCAGATTTTATTGGTTACAGGCCCGACTATCGCATGACCGATGAAGAAGAACAAAAACTAATAAACGAATTAAGAAATAAATAGTTATGGACTACAAAGAAAGATATGAACAAGCTCTTAGAAGAGCAAAAAAACTACTTGAAGATATGGATAAAAAAGATTATTTTGCCTCAAACGGAGATATTGAAAATATTTTCCCTGAACTCAAAGAAAAACATGAAGAACTTGAGGATGAGAGGATAAGGAAAGGTCTCATTAAAGCAGTTTCAAGAATCTTTGAAGGTAATAAACTGTTTGATACTGACGTGACAAGAGAAGAAGCACTTGCTTGGATTGAAAAGCAAGGAGAGAATAAACCTACTGATAAGGTTGAACCAAAGTTTCATGAAGGTGATTTTATAGTTAATGACTATTGTTCAGGCAAAATAATAGAAATTACAAATGATGCGTATTTGTTGGACACTGGTCAAGGTATCCCTTTTTCTTGTGAGCATAATGCACACCTTTGGTCTATTCAAGATGCAAAAGAAGGTGATGTGCTTGTATCAGATGAGGTTATCTTTATATTTAATAACATTCATGGTGTATGGGTAAACTGTCATTGCAGTCTGCATAAAGATGGCTCTTTTTGTGAAAAGAATTATGATTTGATGCATATAAAATACGCAGAAACTATTTATCCAGCCACCAAAGAACAACGTGAATTGCTTTTTGAAAAGATAAATGAAGCTGGTTATGAATGGGATAGTGAGAAGAAAGAATTAAAGAAGATTGAACCAAAAAAACTTGATGCCGATAAGGTGATTGAATGGCTTAATGAAAATGTTGCTAATTTCTGGGCAAGCCCATGCAACCCCCAAAATATTATTAATCAATTCAAAAAAGATTTCGGATTATGACACGAGACAAGAAAGAATTTATTGAGGCTATATTAACGTGGTTTAGGTCTCCCCGAGTTGGCAATGACGAGGAGTTAGACAGAGAATTCTTAGCCTCTGCCTATGATAATATCACTCAACCACATTGGATTTCGGTTGAGGATGAGCTGCCACCATGTAATGTTTTTGTTTTAACGTGCGATAGGCAAGAAAATACAAATTTGCTCATGCTTGCTGGCGATGGCAGGTGGTACGACAAAGCCGTGGGTCTCCATCGAAATATCACCCACTGGATGCCACTGCCACAAGCACCGAAGAAAGGAGGCACACAATGATAAGACCACACATTGACATCACCATGCACATGGGTTACATCTCCAAGGTCTATCCCAATATGCAGTGGAATGAGAACACAAGCCAAAGAAAGATGCTTGCCGATTTGAGGGAGTGGCTGCACAACCATCACCCAAGCTGGCAACGTGCGATGGTGTACTTCAGCCACTACCGAGGCATCAAGACACACACGGATGCCGTGCTGATGGAAAGGGGGTGCGTTCTATGATGATTTATGTTGAACCAGTAAACGCACGACCCTACTGGCGAAATTATCCCGACCCCAAACCACGGCGCAAGCCCATAAACCGAAAACGTGTCGCTTGCACGATGTGCGCAAAGTATCCGTGTTTTCGTGGATTAGAGAATATAAGTACAAACTTGGCAATAACTTGCCACGATTTTAAGAAGAGCAAAGTATGAGGCAAGAAGAGCATCGCATACAATGCGCAATCGTTAAATGGTTCTATTATGCCTACCCAGCTTATCGGGGTGGTTGTCTTTTTGCTGTGCCTAACGGTGGGCATCGCAACATACAAACTGCAAGGTCACTAAAAGCCGAGGGGGTGACTTCAGGAGTGGCAGACTTGTTGCTACTGGTCGCACGGCACAACTACCACGGCTTGTGTGTTGAAGTCAAAACGATAGTAGGACGGCAAAGCGAGAACCAAAAGAGCTGGCAACGTGCCATAGAGGCGCAAGGGTACAAGTACAGCATCGTGCGCTCACTTGACGAGTTCGTTGAGCTTGTGCGGTGGTATTTGAACGAGCCACCGAGGGCAAGACTGCAAGGAAGATTAAGTTTTGGTTAAGTATATATGTTAGTTTTTAATTTGTAATTCTTTCAGCTCTATTTATTAACCATTCGGGAGAATGCTGAAGAGCTGTGATGATTGAGGGATGCACCTACATTGCGAAAGTGTGGGTGCATTGTTTTATGCAGAATGCGAAATTTACACGCTCTTTTGCGCTCTAACGGCATTTAATTTCGTTTTGGTATAGTTTATCGTTTGAGAAATTTAATGCGCTTAAAACGGCTGAAATGAAAACCCCACTATCTTCGCAGACGGTGGGGCAAAAGCCATTTACTAAATCCAAAATCATGAAGAAAATCAATTGTGCCACAAAGTTATGAAATTTTTCACAAAAAACCGCAGAAAGTTGTGTAAATCTCATTTTTTTGACTACCTTTGCGAAAAGATTAAAAATTAAAGAGTTATGGCAGAAATAAAAGAGGCAAAGATTAGCGACCTTGTGTTTGATGACAAGAATTTCAACAAACACACCGAGTATGGTATGAGCCTAATTGAAAAGAGCATTCGCAACAATGGGGCAGGTCGCTCTATCCTGATAGACAAGAACAACCGCATCATCGCTGGTAACGGTGTGACCGAGATTGCAGGGCAGATAGGGCTTGACGATGTGCAGATTGTTGAAACCGATGGCACGAAGATTATCGCAGTCAAGCGCACCGACATTGACCTTGATTCAAAGCAAGGGCGAGAGATGGCACTGGCGGATAATGCGACTGCAGCCGTTGACCTTGAATGGGATGCCGAAGAACTGCAAAAAGCAATGGATGAGTTTGCCATAACTCCGCAAGATTGGGGTGTTGATATTGACTTGGAAGAAATACCAACCGAACTTGATGCAGAAAAAGAAGATGCAGATGGTGTGGTTGTGCGCATATCATTCCCTACAAGCAACGATGCAACCAAGTTCATCACCGCCTACAAAGATACGTTAGAATCAATTTATAAAGCATCTATTTCTTCACTATGAGATTGACACCAGCGACACATAAAGCTATTTCATATGCTTGCAGACATTTTCATTATAGCAAGGTAGCACCTTCAGCTACAACGGCTGGCTATAATGTTTATAACTGCAAGGGTGAATGGTGTGGTGTAGTGTTGTTCGGTGGAGGTGCCACAATAAACATTGGGAAACCATATGGACTTGTACAAGGTCAGGTGTTGGAGCTTACAAGGGTTGCATTGAACGGCAAACAAGAACACACATCACAAGCCGTTGCAATGTCATTGAAACAATTGCATCACGATAAACCGATGTGCAGATTGGTTGTGTCTTATGCCGATTGTGACCAGTCGCATCTTGGCACGATATACCAAGCTACAAATTGGGTGTACACTGGACTTGCAGACAAAGGAGATACTTACTTCATCATTAAGGGCAAGAAAACACATAGAAAGAGTGTGCATTCAAAGATGGTTGTAGTTGATGGCGCAAAGGTGCATTGCCCACAAACATTGAATGCGGTGCAGAAACACATTGACCCAAATGCAACCATATTCAAGACAAGTGGCAAACGAAAGTATCTAATGCCGATGGACAAGGCAATGAGAAAGCAGATTGCACCACTGGCACAACCATACCCGAAAAATGATGACTGGGTGAAGATAGACAGAACAAAGTTCAAGGAGGCTAAAGATGGCACGGACAACGAAACTGAATGATGAACTACTGCAACGCATTTATGAGTGGGTTGCAGAACACGGTCTTTATCCTGAACCGAATGGTGCAACCATTAAGTCTTTTTGTGCTGAAATGGGAATAACGAATATGACATATCTTCGTTGGTGTGAGGATAATGTTAATTTTGTTAATACCATTAAAAAGGCAAATGAAATCTACCGAATGGGATATGTGCGCAACCTTGAGCGGTCACTATATGACCAAGCAATGGGCAACTATACCCAAAAGAAGAAACGCACACGCATCATCAATGAAGATGGCAAACCACAAGTCAAAGAAACAATCATTGATGAGATAACGGTTGCACCGAATGCAACTGCAACAATATTCGCACTGAAGAATGCCGACCCGTCCAAGTGGCGAGATAAGCAAGAGCACGATGTAAGACACATTAACCCCATCAACATCAAAGTTGATGAAGAAACAAAGGCAATACTTGATGAGTACTTCGGAGTGGCAGGTGAGTAAAGTTTACAAGAAGAATGTCGCAAAGCTGATGGGTGAACACGCATCGGTTGTGGTCAATAAGGGTGGCACACGTTCAGGCAAAACGTGGTCACTACTTCAACTCTTATGCACCATAGCCACAAATGAGAAGAATGTTGTGTTGTCAGTTGTGGGCGAAAGTATCCCATTCTTGAAACGTGGTGCAATGCGTGACTTTCAAAGTATGATGGGCGATGTGTGGAATGATGATTGTTGGAATGCAACTGATAAAGTTTATACATTCCCACACACCAAATCAAGCATTGAATTCTTTAGTGCAGACAATGAAGGCAAAGTCCACGGTTCTGCAAGGGATTACCTTTTCATCAATGAGTGCTACTTTATTGATTGGGAAATCTACCGACAACTTGCAGTCCGTACACGCAAAGCGATTATGTTGGACTACAACCCACGCAGTAGATTTTGGGTTGATGAGTGGTTGATTGGCAAACCTAATGTCGCACTCATCAAAAGCACATACAAAGACAATGATTTCTTGACTGACCGACAAAAAGCCGAAATAGAAAGCTACGAAAAGAGCGACCCGAATTGGTGGCGAGTGTACGGACTTGGCGAGACTGGCAGTGTTGAGGGTTTAGTCTACACCAATTGGCAAATCTCGCAAAGCTATCCCACCGAGTGTAAACGTGAGTTCATTTGCATTGACTTCGGCTTCACCAATGACCCGACCGCCATCTTGCGAGTGCGCTTGTCAGGTGGTGAGTTGTGGGTGGATGAGATTGCTTATAGGACAGGGATGCTCAACCAAGACATCGTGAAAGAACTGCGAGAGGCTGGTGTTGGCAGAGGTGCGCAGATTGTGTGCGATTCAGCTGAGCAGAAATCAATTGCCGAGATTAACAACTTGGGTGGGTTCCGTGCCGTGCCAGTGGCAAAGGGGCGAGGCTCTATTGTGTCAGGTATAACAGCCGTGCAAGCCTACAAGCTGAACGTAACGCAGAGGTCATTGGGAACGATTGATGAGTTACGCAATTACTCTTGGAAACGTGACATCAATGGCAGCTACATCAACGAACCGATAGACCGATACAACCACTCGCTTGATGCCTTGCGCTATGGTGTCACAACGTTCCTGATGGCACAACGCAGTTACTCAACACCAAGACCACACATAGGGCATATTTGTTAATTTAAGGCGCATAGACAAACGATAACAAGTTAAACGATATGAACACCAACCGAAAGATACAACGCATTACAACACGAATAAAACGCAACCATGAGCGCATTGACAAGATGAGGCGAGAGAGGCTTTACTTGCCCTTTGCCCATTTCGTTGCGCTGATGCCGTACATGACCAGCGACACAATAAAGAGCCTTGTGCTTATCCCACCACCAAAGAAGTTCTGCAAGCGAGATGTACCCGACACGTTGCAGATGGTGACCTTTGGAGTTCTCACCCAACTGCAACAAGCAGCGCAAGACAATGACTACTTGAAGACTTGTTGCAAGTTGGTGTCGGTGCTTACTGGTGTGGATGAGAAGATAGTGGCATCACGCAAGGCTTATGATGTGCTTGGTATTGTCAACATGGTGCAGAGCGAAATGGAACGCATTGGCAAGTTATTCCAGTCCCTGAACACCGACAAGACAAGTGATGAGCAAGCAGCTGGCATCGAACGGCTGAACTTCGGTGCTTTTGGGATTGTTGACTGGTATGCGCAACGCATGGGAATCGTTGACCACGAAGAGGTGTTTGCCACTCCATGGGCGAGAATCTTCCAGTGCATGAAGATAGACCATGAGCAAGGCGAGTTTGAAAAGAGATATCGCAAAATATTAGAGAATAGGAGCAAAATGAAACGATGAGCAAGATTATTGAACGCATAGCAGCCGAAATGGGTTGTGCCTACATTTATGATGATTGGGGGCGCATAAACCTCAAAGCAGATAAGTATGGCAACCGTAAGAAGACACGGTTGATAATTGAAACGTTGCCCACGAATGGGCAGATAGACACACGATTCGCTCCGTTGGTCAGGACTTCACGCACTTGCATTGTTGCATTCTTGCGACCTTGTGCGCTTGACTTTGAAGGGGCAGAGGTCGGCAACATCGTGGATGAGATGCTTGATTTGGCAAAGCAATTCATCAAGCGACTTGATGCAACTGGCTACTATGAGCCGATTGAGGGGTTACTTGATTACAATGTTGTGCTTGACTTCTTGGATGCGAATATGGCTGGAGTTCGGGTTACGTTGACACTAAAAGAGTTAGAGGGCGAGTGTGTATGATTCAGCTTACATTCACAACCGAAATGCAAGATGCCATCATCGCACGGCTCACGCAGCTCAAGGATGAGATAGCACAAAGCATATCATCGCACGGACTGACGGCAAGCGGTCGCACGGCTGCATCAATGTATGTTAACGCAACATCATCAACCGTGACACTCTATGGCAGACCGTTCTTTCCAGCCCTTGAAACTGGTTCTAGACGTTGGACTGGAACAACTGGCATCCGTTGCACGTTTCAGGAGTTCAGGCAGATAATCAGTGACTGGGCAAGTGCAAAAGGTCTGCATCTTGGTGATGCCAGCAGCACCGAGAGAGCTGTGAGCGCAATAGCAATGAGCATCATACGCAACGGCACAGCGCAGACACGCAGACCCCGACTTGATGTTTACACCTCACTTGTTGACAAAGCAGCCGAGGATTGTGGGGACTTGATGGTCGGGATTGTAAACAAAGAAATTGACAACGCAATAGCACAATGGAGATAACACAATGAGCGAAACACTATTGAACCGAGCGAGATTGAACGATGTGCAACAAGGGCAACCCTTCAGCGCACCTAACTCGCAGTCGCAAATCTTGCTGAGTGGAGTTGTGGCAAGTGCGCCACTGGTTGCACTCGCCTACTCTTACGCAGTCTTAACGTTTGAGGGCAATGCAAGCCACTCAGGGAATAAAATAACCGTTGAGTGTGGTGACAATAGCATCACGATAGCACTTGACCGATGGGGACAAGCAGAGTTGTCGCTTGTGCCTTTTATTCGTGCCGATATAGAACAGCACAACATACTTGACAACCCACTCTATTGCGATGAGAGCGCAGACACGCAAGATAACGGCTTTCGTGGGTATATAGATGTGAGCATCACCGAGGACGGAAGAGAACCCGTTGCAATGCGCATTTACTATATATTTGGGAACTATGCGCCAAAGGGTGAAATGGTCACCGACCTTTATTTCGACTACGATGCCAATGGTGAAACGTGGGTTAACGTTGATGATGCGACTAACTACGATGCCAGTGGCAACCCGACAGCCTTTGAAACTAATTGGTGCGACATCAACAAGATTGTGGAGAGTGAGCCGAGTGGTGATTTCGTAATGCCTCTTTTGGTTGCTTGGTACTATGGCAAGGATGATATACAATTTGCCAACATTAACTATCACTTCCGTTATGATTGCCGAGTTGATAACGTTATGAAAGTGAGGTGGTTAGACCAAAATGGCAACATCAATGTGCGCAAATTCGTGGTCGCTGGTCAGTCACACGGTGCAAGTTCTTCGGGTTCGTGGACAAGACCCCACAACGTTAAAGAGATTGTTGACGGCTACGACTTCGGCAAGGATGAGTGGCACAACCTGAGCGCAAACGAGAGCCTTACATTGGGAGATGACAACATACCATCCACACACTACAAGTGGCTGCGCACGTTGGCATCATCTGCTTGTGTTGAGGTGCTGCTTGATGGTGCATGGACACGTTGCAACTTGGGTGATGTGACCATTGAGTGCGACCCACGCAAGGCAACGTTCTCGGCTACTCTTGCGCTGATATTACCCACCGATGATGTACAACAATTTTAAGAGCGCAAGACTATGAGCAAGCAACAACTTTACATCAACGATGTGGCTGTGGATATGCCGAGCGAGGAAATCAAAATCAAGGTCGCAAGCAACATCCTCGCAGATGCCGACAAGGTAATGACGGCACACTCATACAACATCGCACTACCACGCACGATGAACAACGACAACATCTTTGCCCTTGCATTTGCGCCCACGGCTGACACTGGGGGCAAGACAACACACACCTACCTCAAGGCATCGTTACACGTTGACGGTGTGCCGTTGTTCGACACTGGGCAAGCCGTGTTGACTTCGATAGATGAGAAAGGCTACAACCTCAATCTCTTTTGGGGTGTCATTGGTGCATTCGATGAAATCAAGCGAGAAGGGTTAAAACTGAACGAGTTGCCACTTTCCACCCATTGGACTGAACAACAAGGTGACTGGCTGACACTCACTCGCAACGTTCACGAAGGGTTGTCGGTTGGTGAGCCTTACAATAGTGGCATGAATACAACCGTGTACAACACTCTTGACAGCGACAGCCAAGATGAGGCAGACAAGTTCCCGTGGTGGATGCCTACCAACTCAGCGACCAACATTCTCGCAGTTATAGGGCGCATTTACGGCATAACGTTCGACATTTCGTCACTTGCACAAAGTCGCATAGACAAGCTGAACCACATAGCAACAACTTTGAATATCATCGCAAAGGGTGAGCAGATAATGTTCTCTTGCACTTCACAATTGCGCCAAATAACCACGGATAGGTACTATATCAATTGGAATAACACAATTAACCCATTGCCTTGTCAAGAGGCTTACAACGGCACTATCCGTTACGATAACGCATATTATGGTGGCACATATCTCGCAAAGCGCAACCTCAGGGTCAAGAGTGTGAAAGTGTGGGGCGCAAGAGATAGAAACGACTACCGAATAATTTTCCCATCTTCGCCCGATGTTCAGGTTGAGCCAACATACAACCCAAGCACGGGTTACTATGAGGTAGATTACACTTGGTATAACACGCAGATGGATGATGGCGAGGTTTTGCCAGCCATTCAGGTCGCTACCGATGGAGTGCCAGCGGGAAATTTCACGCAGCTTTATATGTCGGTTGCCATTGATGAGGTCGCAGAAGGTGAAGTCGGTTATCCGTGGAGTTATGTGCGCAATGCTCCCGATCTAAAGATTTTGGACTACATCAGCGAGATTCTTGCCCACACTGGTAGTGTGATTATTGGTTCGGTCACTCATACCGACAAGGTCAAAATCGTGACATTCGATGAGATTGTGGGCAAAAGTGCCATCGGGTACGATATGCAAGGGTTGAAGAACATCGAAATGACACTTGATGACTTGGCGCAGAAAAACATCTACATCCACAAAGACAATGATGATGATGAGGCGCAAGGTCTACCAGTATACACGGCAGAGGGTGTCATCTACACCAACGATGCAACCCTGAAAGATGAGCGAGATGCCTACAAGAGCGACTTCAAAGTACCACGCACCAACAAGCTGTTGCACTGGAAGGTTGAGAAGAACGAGAATGCAAGCACATACAAAGCCACTTGGCAGAATGCTGGCAACAACATTGAGGGGATGGATTTTGCAACATTCACATACTTGAATACTGGTCAAGACTTCGCCCAGACGATTGCCGAGTATTACACAAATTACGAAGTAGTAGCGAATAGACCTAAAACCATTGATGTGATGGTTAAATTGTCCGTGCTTGAGTTGCTTGCGTTCGATTTCGCTCGACCAGTCTACATCAACCAGCTTGGGCGCAGCTATCTCGTTGAAAGCATAGAGAGCGACAATAGCGACATATATAAGTTAAAATTAATCCAAATATAGGAGAGCAAACACGATGGCAGAGAATGTGCAGAAGATATTAAGCATTGAACTCAAAGCGAACGATGCAATTCAAGGCTTGCAGAAACTCAACTCGCAGATTGAAGAGAATAGGGCGAGGATGAAGGAACTTGCCGATGCTAACCAAAAGGGTTCACTTGAATATGCCAAACTTGAGCAACAAACAAAGGCATTGAGCAAGGCAAAGCAATCATTGAGCCGTGAAACGCAGAACGAGATAAAACTTGAGTATGAGCAGAAAGGTTCAATCAATGCGTTGCAAGCCGAGCTGTCAAGGCTGACACAAAAATACAATGCTTTGTCGGAGGCTGAAAGGAAAAATGGCGCAGAAGGTAAACGGCTAAACAAACAAATCAACGAGATAACCAACGAACTCAACGCAGCCGAGCAAGGGATTCAAAAGTATTATCGCAACGTTGGCAACTACCAAAATGCGATAATCGGTGCTATGGGAGCAAACAACAAGTACATCCAAAGCATGATGCTCATTGCCTCAAGTTCTCAAGGTGCAACTGGTGCGTTCGGTGCAATAACAACAAGCATTAAAGCCTTTGGCAACGCATTGTGGGGACTTATGAGCAATCCAGTCTTTCTCGCAATTGCTGGCATTGCTGGCACTGGCATGGCTTTTAAATGGTTCTATGACTACAACGTTGAGGTCGAAAAGGCAACCCGATTAACGAGAGAATTTACTGGTGTCACTGGTACGGAACTCACCCACCTGAGAGCCGAGATACAAGCGACTGCATCAACATTTGGCAAGGATTACAAAGAGGTGCTTGAGGGTGTTGACTTGTTGATGTCGCATTTCGGGCTAACCTCAAGCGAGGCAATAAAGACCCTTAATGACGGCTTTGTTATTGGTGCAGACATCAACGGCAATTACTTGCAGTTGCTCAAACAATATGCGCCAGTTTTCAAAGATGCTGGAGTGAATGCACAACAATTAGTGGCATTAATACAGCAGACACGTTCAGGCATCTTCTCACAACAAGGACTTGAGGCTATCAAGCAAGCAAGCGCAAGAATCCGTGAAATGTCGGCTGGCACAAGGGCATCACTTGAGGGCATCGGCATAGATGTGACCGACTTGCAGCGCAAACTTGCCACCCATGAAATTGAGATGATTGATGCCGTGCAGATGGTCAGTGACAAACTCAAAGAAACGAGCAACAACACGCAAGAGTATGGCAACGTGATGGCTGATGTCTTCGGACGGCAAGGCAAGTTCTCGAGCCAAGAGATGATTGAATCACTTGGGGATATTGACACTAACCTACAACACCTGAAAGATAGTGCTGGCGAATATGGCAAAGCACTTGAGGACAACCAACAAGCAACGGCAGACTTGGAAGAGGAAACGGCAAAAATGTTCGGTGCTGGCGAACACGGATGGGAAACCCTGAAAATTAGAGCCGACACCCTTTGGAAGACATCACTGACCAACGTTATAAAGCGCATTCGTGAGTTAATTGGTCGCTTTGCCGAAATGGGCAAGAGGTCGCAAGTATTTCGCACGGTTGCGCAAGTCATTGCTGGTGTCATTTGGCAACTTACTGGTGGCATTATTGACGCATTCCGTGCCGTAGGTGCTGGATTCAAAGCAATAGGCTCTTGGATTGATGCGTTTGTAACTACGTTTAAAAGCGCATTCGGCATTATCAGGGATTTGGGCAGAGGTGTCGGTGACATTCTCAGTGGCAACGTGAGCAAAGGTATTGATGAGATAAGCAACGGACTGAGCAAAGGTATAACCAACGCACTCAAAGGCTTAAACACGGCATTGAAAGACACCGTGAACATTGGCAGAGCTGCGACAACTGGTTTTCGCAATGCCTACAATGCGATGGGTAATTTCTTTGATAATTATCAACCCTATGATGATGACAATTTCAGTTATTCCACCGAACCCGACACTATAATAGACACCACCACCAACACCACCACCAACAACAACCGTGGTTCTCGCAACCGTGGCACCCGTTCTACTGCGCCAAAAAAGTCAACAACTACTACGCCAGCAACCCCGAAAAGGGATACCGAGGCAGAGCGACTTGAACGTGAGCGACAAAATCGAATGGCAGCACTAATCAAGAAGGGCGCAGAACTTGAAACAAAGGCAAGGGAAGAGGTTTTGAAGACCACGGCAGAAGGTATCGTGCAGATGTACAAAGAACGAGCCGATGCCATATTTGCCCAGTTTGAGGGGATTGAAACCAAGACCGAAGAAGAGGCAGAAGCACTTGCAAAGGCAAGAAATGCCATGCTAAAGGCAAACCTTGATGAGCAAGCGAAAGAGTTGCAGAAGTTCAAGGATGCACAAGCGAAAAAAAATGCCGATGCCGAGGCGAAAGCAGCAGAAGATGCCAAAAGGCTTGTGCAAACCCAACTTGCTGGCACTACCGAAGGAACGGCAGAATGGCTCAACTACCAACTTGAACTAATCAGGATGGAGAAAGAGGCAGAACTGGCACTCTACGGCAACACCGAAGAGGAAAAAGCAGCAATCCTCGCAAAATATCGCAAGCAAGAGGAAGATGCACGAATGCAGAATGCTCAGACAATTCAGCAGATTGAGCAAACGAAATATGATGCCATCGGCACAATGGTCGGTGGACTTGGCGAAGTCGTGGGCGCATTTGGCGAACAAAGCAAAGAGGCAGCAGTGTTGCAAAAGACCCTTGCACTTGGTGAGATTATGATTGCTCAAGCCGTGGCAATTGCCAACGCAGTAAAGGCTGGTTCTAATGCCGTGACACCGTGGCAGCTCATTGCGCAAATAGCGACCTCTATTGTTGCCGTGACCTCTGCAATGGCACAAGCATTCGCAGCACTTGATTCTGCTAAATTCGCCACTGGTGGCTACATCCAAGGGGCTGGCACTTCGACAAGTGATTCGATACCAGTGCGTGTCAGCAATGGTGAGAGCATTATGAATGCCAACACCACGGCAATGTTTAGTGGTCTATTGTCCTCACTTAACCAGTTAGGTGGTGGTGTGCCTATTCAAGCGCAACAAACTGCATCATCCGTGCGTGGCGAGGATATGCTTGCGAGAGCTGTGGCGAGAGGTGTGGCAATGCTACCAGCACCAGTGGTGAGTGTTGAGGACATCAACCGAGGTCAGCGACAAGTTGAGGTCATGAACGAAAGGGCTACACTATGAAAATCCACGAACTAATCAGTGATAATTTGCCCATACTGCGAAGACTGCACAAGAATGGTGTGTCGGGCAACTACATAAGCTACTTGCCTATCTACCACGATTACAAGAAACTTGTGGCAGAGGGCAACAAAGTTCGCTGGGTTGCTCAGGTTGTTGCAGAAAAATACGGCTACAAAGAGCGTATGGTGCGCTTAATCGTGAAGATGATGGAAGAAGATGTTATTTGATATGTATTGTTTTTGTTTTCATTTATTCATAAAATTAGTTGTTTATAATTATTTAGTAGCAGACCACTTGCGCAGTGATGCGTGGGTGGTTTTTTCTTGTGTGTGGTACAACGAATTACCACAAATAATGGTAAAATAACCGCATAAAGTTGTGTAACCTCACTAAATTTGCCAAAAAAGTTAGAAACGTATGGCAAAACTTAAAATATACAGCGACATCGTTGATGAAGAGTGCAAAGCATTTATGGCTTGGGGTGGACTGGAAGGCATCTCCTTCTTGGACATTGACAAGTTCATCGCAAGCATTCCCGAAGACGATGGCGAAATCAACCTAACAATGAATTGCAGGGGAGGCATGACCGACCAAGCCTTGGCGATGTATGATGCCCTTCGTGCCACTGGCAAGACCATCTCAGCAGAGGTGATTGGTGAATGCTCAAGTAGTGCAACGTTGCTCTTATTGGCAGCAAGAGCAGACTTGAGAAAAGCGCATCCCAACGCAACAATCCTCATCCACAACCCTTATATCAGTGGATTTGTGGAGGGCGATTCAAAGCGAATCGGCAACATTGCCGAATCATTGGAAGATGTGAGGGAGCAGTTCTTGAACATCTATGTTGACCGCACTGGTGCAGATAGAGAGGTGCTGAGTGCGATGATGGATGAGGACAAGCCAATGAATGTGGCGAAAGCAATTGAGTTAGGTTTTATACATGAAGAGATTCTGCCGATTTCGGCACAAAATAAGAACCCTAACATAAGTGACAAAATGAGCATTAAAGAAAAAATTTTCATGGCACTTGCAAAAGTGTTTGGAATGTCGCTTGAAACCGCAGACGGTAAGACCCTCGAACTTGAAAAAGAGAGTGGTGATCCAGTAGTTGGTGACAAGGTGACAAGCGAAGATGGCGAGTATTTGATGCCCGATGGTAGCACCATCGTTGTTGAAGAATCCGTCATCACCGAGATTCGCCCAGCCGAGGAGGTGGTCGAAGAAGTGACCGAGGTTGAGCAAAGAGAGGAGGGCGAGGAGAACGACACCGAGCGTAAACTTGAAGTTGATGAACAACTCAGCGAAAAAGATGCCGAGATTGACCGCCTCAAGGCTGAAATCGCTGAAAAGGATGCCGAGATTGATAGACTTCGCCAAGAGCTGGACGATGCAAAGAGCAACGCAAAGAGCGATGATGACAAGAACATCCTGAACATGGTTGCTGTGGCTGGTGGCATTGAATGGTTGAAGAACGTGAAATCTATTGGCAAGGTAGATAAGCGAGAAAACACAACCAACAATCTTGACAAAGCGCAAGACAAGAAAAAAGAACAGCTTTCATTTGCCGAGTATC